CAAATGGGTTGCACAGTTTTCTTGGACACTTGACGGTAAGTCGGATGCTCCTATTGAAAACGAAGCATACCAAGAAGCTGTCAGAGTAGCATCAGCGTTACTTGCAGGCGGCATACATGATTTTACAAATGGTGCCGACCACTATCATGCAACTTATGTTAACCCACCCTGGGCAAGTAAACTTACCCTCGTCGCTAAAATTGACGACCACATCTTTTATTTAGAACCAGCCTTTAAGAAATAAACAATTTTAAATTGGCAAAACGCAGGTCGACAAACCTGTTCCTTTCTATTATAATCCATGAATGACAGCTGAACACGGAGAGTACACTCTCAAAGATGTAGAAATTAAAATACACGATGCACGTAGAAGACTAGAAGGTTTACTAGAATTACTCAAGATGGACATTCCTCTCCCTGAGGAAGATATGAAAGAAATCCAGTACGACATAGCCGAAGCACATCGTTTAATGTTAAATTACTATCTTGTATATAAGAACGGTCCAATCATGGAAGAGATAGTACTGGAAACTCCGAACAATGTAATCGAGTTTCCAAGTAAGAAAAAAGAGGATTAAAATGTCGGATTTAATGATTGATATCGAAACACTTGATGTATCGCCAACATCAACTATACTAACAATTGGCGCACAGGGCTTTGACCCATTTAGCGAAAAGTTCACTAAAGTAACCTATTACAAACGGTTAACAATTGATTCGCAGGATGACCGTACTATTAATGATGACGGTGATGATAGCACAGTGGCCTGGTGGGGCAGACAGTCTGCTGACGCTCAGGAAGAAGCACTTGGCGACGGCGAAGACCGAGTTGATATTAAAACAGCACTTGAAGAATTAGCTAAGGTAGCTTGGAAACATAGCAGAATCTGGGCTAACGGTACTACGTTTGATATGGTAATACTTGAAGATGCAATGAAACAGTACGGCGTTACTGTACCGTGGAAGTACTGGCAGGTAATGGATGCACGTACTATATACAAGATTGCAAAGTCACCTAAGTTAAGTAACAACCATAACGCACTAGCAGATTGTGTTAACCAAATAGACTTACTTCAAAAAGCATTAAAACAGTTAGGTATTACAAAGTTTTAATTATCTGCATTTAATCCTAAGTCCTTAGCCCAAGGCATATCTTGTTTTTCTATAGAGACTGAGCAATTTAAACATATAGATTTTAAATTGCTCAGCTTTGTATTATTTAGATCACCGTCAACATAATAAACAATTATCTGTTTAGACCACCTTGCTTTGAAGTGGCATTTGTCACAAACCATCTTTTTCTTATATCCGGTCTTCGTCCAATTTGGTTTAGCACGCCTGATTTTACGAGTTGCACGGATACACGAATCACATTTCTTCCTGTAATACGTTTTACCGTTGCGTTTATAGTTAATTCCTGCATGTCTTTGGTTACAGGAGATGCATATAGGCCGTGTCATACTGTTATTTAGTACGCGGTCCTTTAAGGTGCCCTTTATACCCTTCGTTAACCACTAACATTTCGGTTTTTCTAATAAATAGATGTAACAGAAAAGAACAATACATTTAATAGGAGATTCGATAATGGCACTTGTTTCACCAGGCGTTGAAGTTACAATTATAGATGAAAGTCAGTACTCTTCAGCAGGACAGAATACAGTACCGTACATCTTGTTAGCTACAGCGGAGAATAAATTAACCCCAGCTGGCACAGGAATTGCACCAGGTACACTAGCATCATCTATAGATGATGTTTACTTAATTACAAGTCAACGTGAACTTGTGAACACATTCGGTAACCCAACATTTTATAAAACTGCAGGCGGAAACGCACTTCACGGTTATGAATTAAACGAATATGGTTTGATGGCAGCATACTCAGTTTTGGGTGCTACTAACAGGGCATACATTCAACGTGTTGATGTTGACTTATCACAACTTGAAGCATCACTTGTTCGTCCAAAAGGCGCAGCAAATAATGGCGCTTACTGGTTCGATTTAGCAGAATCAAGTTACGGACTATTTGTATGGAATTCAACACTAAATGCATTTACCTTAATTAATCCATTAGTTATTACTGATGATGCAGAATTAGATGCACCTGGCGGTGTTCCACTAGCAAGCATAGGCACAATTAATTCTTATGCAATTGTAACAACAAATACAGCTAACCCAATTTACTGGAAGAACAATGCCAATGAATGGGTACTAATTGGCTCAGATGAATGGAAGGCAAGTAATGCTACTGTAATTGGTACTGAATCTAGTCCAATTTTAGTTGCTACTGATGATCTTATTCTTGATAGCACCACAGTTACTAGTTCTGCAACTGATATTACTACATTGGCAGCAGATATTATTTCCCAAGGTATTACAGGTGTTACAGCAGCCGTTGTCAACAACAGACTTGAAATTTATACAACTGGAGCAGATTTACTAGTAGCAGGTTCAGGTACTATGTTAGTAGACTTAGGACTTACAGCAGGTACATTTAACAGCCCGGTTGTAGCACACGAAAGTCATGTAAATGTTCCGCGTTGGAGAATAACAGATACAACACCTCGCCCAAGTGGTTCTGTATGGCAGAAGACAACTTCAGTTAATGAAGGCGCAGACGTGGTAGTTAAGCGTTATGATGCAGTTACAGATACATTTGTTCAACAGTCTGCTCCATTGTACGCAAACGATGAAACAGCTAATAAGTTCTTAGATCCAGGCACTGGCGGCAAATCAATTGCAGTTGGTGATACTTATGTACAATATGATGTAAATGCTAACGGCACAGGCACATTTAAAATCTTCCAACGTGGTTTTGGGGAGACTTCAATTACAGGCACAACAGCAACTCCTGTATTCATTATCGGGCATGAATTTACTATCCAAGCAAGCGAAATTAACAATGCTACATTACCAGCAATAACAACAGTTACGATGACTGGCACTACAGCAGCTGATTTTGTTGCTGATCTTACTGGAGCAGGTATTACAAACGTTGAAGCAAGCGTTACAGCAGCTGGCAGTGTAAACATTACACATACAGGCGGCGGCGTTATTGTTCTTGAAGATACAGCAGGCAGCGCAATTGCAGCCGCTGGTATTACTGATGCAATAGAAAGCGTTCGTTTAAATGGCGCAGGGCAATTAGTATTAAGCAACTGGAACAACGGCGAATTTTATACTGCTGATGTTACAACACCAGGACAAGATCCAATTAATGGTACACGTTGGTACTATCCAGCAATTGACGAAGTTGACATTATGATACATGATGGCAATGCATGGGTAGGTTATCAAACTGTCGCTAGCGATCTACGCGGACATAATTTAACAGTAACTGATCCAGCTGGTCCATCCATTTCAGCACTAGCACCAGAGTTCCAGTCAGATGGTTCTGCACTAGTACATGGCGATTTGTGGATTGATACAAGCGATTTAGAAAACTACCCAATCCTTAGACGTTGGGAAGAAGATGAAAATGCAGTTGATGGATGGGTGCTTATTGATAATGCAGATCAAACATCAACAAGCGGTGTTTTATTTGCCGACGCACGTTGGGACTTAGACGGTACAACAGATCCAGTAACTGGCGACATGCCATTAATTGCTGATCTATTAGTTAACAGCTGGTTAGATCCAGATGCACCTGACCCAGCTTTATACCCAGATGGTATGCTATTATGGAATACACGACGTGGCGGTTATAACGTTAAAGAATTCCGCGTTAATTACTTCAATGCTGGAGACTTTGATCTTACAGATTGGACATTAAACGGTGGCACCGAATCAAATGCATGGGTAACAGTTTCAGGACTTAAAGAAGACGGAAGTGCAAACTTTGGTCGTTTGGCTCAACGTGCATTAGTTGTTGAAGCAATGAAAGCAGCGATTGATACTAACCCAGATGTACGCGAAGAGCAACGTCAGTTTAACTTAATAGCAGCACCGGGATATCCAGAACTTATTCCTAATATGGTTGCATTAAACAACGAACGTTCTAACACTGCATTTGTTATTGGCGATTCGCCAATACGTTTAGAGAACACCGGCAATGCAATTGCTGACTGGGCATCTAACGGTGACGGCTTAGGTGTTCCAACTAACGATGGTTTAGCATCGAATGATGAATACATGGGCGTTTTCTATCCTTCAGGTAGAACAAACGACTTAACAGGTACATCAGTTATTGTTCCACCAAGTCACATGATGCTTCGTACTATTATACATAGCGACGAGCAGTCTTATCCTTGGTTGGCACCAGCTGGTATTAGACGTGGTCAAGTTGACAACGTTGATGCAATTGGTTATGTTGATGCACAAACTGGTGAATTCCAGCAAATGTCAACACGCCAGGGTATACGCGATGTGTTGTACACTAACAATGTTAACCCAATTACATTCATACCGGGAGCAGGGCTTGTTAACTACGGTAACAAGACTACTAAAACAGGTTCAGCACTTGATCGTATTAACGTATCACGTTTAGTTTCATATATTCGTGTACAAGCTGACGCACTTAGCAAGCAATTTGTGTTTGAACCTAATGATAAGTTAACACGCGATGAAATTAAGGGACAGATGGAACGTCTACTTAATGACTTAATTGCAAAACGTGGTATCTATGACTATGTAGTGGTATGTGACGAAAGTAACAACACGCCAGTACGTATTGACCGAAATGAACTTTGGGTTGATATCGCTATAGAACCAGTTAAAGCAGGCGAGTTTATCTACGTACCAGTACGTATTAAAAACACAGGCGAGATTGGCGGTTAATAGCTTCTTAGCTTAATTTAAAAGCGGTCTTCGGACCGCTTTTTTATGGTGGCTTTTTCACTGCAACAAAATGATAAATAACAATAAGAAATAACAGGAGACATATAATGTCAGTTTCATCGTTAACAAAAATGACCACCCCATTAGCGAGTGATCAAAGCGCAACAAGCCAAGGCTTGTTAATGCCAAAACTTTCGTATCGCTTTAGGGTGATATTTGAAAACTTGGGCGTATCTACTCCACGTACAGAATTAACAAAGCAGGTTAAAGACTTTACTCGTCCTAACCCAACTTTCGAGCAGATTGTAATTGATGTATATAACTCAAAAGTTAAATTAGCAGGTAAGCCAAGTTGGGCAGATGTCACATGTAATTTACGTGATGATGCTTCTGGGTCAGTTGCTAAGTTACTTGGTGAGCAAATGCAGAAACAATTTGATTTTATGGAGCAGGCATCCGCAGCTTCGGGAATAGATTACAAATTTACTACACGTTTAGAAATGCTTGATGGTGGTAATGGCGCACACGAACCAACAGTACTTGAGACTTGGGAAATGTATGGTTGTTACTTAACAGGTATCAACTACGGTACATTAGACTACGGCACAAACGATCCAGTAATGATAGCAATGTCAATGTCGTTTGATAATGCAGTGCAGACACCACTAGGTAGCGGCATTGGTACAAACGTAGGTCGTACACTAGGCAACAACGTAACAGGTTAATAGCCCATGAGCGGCTTAGACAATTTAAGTAAGCTATTAGGTGCTAAATCCGGCGCCGATTTGTTAAGTCAGATCGGCGATGGGTTCTTTGGCACTGACTACCAAAAGGATTATGCACATGCTTCAAAGCTAATGCGCCCAAACGGGTTAGCATTAGCACCAAAGCAGAAGTTTCTATTCCATGTGTTCTTTAACTTATCTGATTCATCAGTACTTAAATCTTCAACAGACAAAGGACTAGTTGGCGCGTTAGTTAAAAGCGTCCAGCTTCCTTCGTTTAAATTAGATACCGAAGAGTACATTCAATATAATAGAAAACGGTTAGTACATAATAGAATTCAGTACGAACCAGTGCAAATGAAATTACACGACGATGGCGAAGGACACGTATTGAATATGTGGACAAACTATTTTCAGTACTACTTTGCAGATTCAAATTACGATTACGCAGAAGGTACGCAAACACAACCTGGCAAATTTGGCAAAACTGATTACAACGGCAGAGATCTATACAGTCCGAACAGAATAGATCAAAATTCTGGTTGGGGTAAGACAGTTACTACACCAGGTGGCCTCGGAACGAAGCCAGCGTTCTTTAAAGATATAAAGATTTACGGATTCAATCGCGGTGGGTATGTCCTATATACATTAATTAATCCTGTTATTACTGCATGGAATCATGATACATACGACTATGCTGCGGGCGATGGTGTTATGGAACACAATATTACATTGCAATACGAATCTGTTAAATATTCTGACTCGTCTACAGTTGGCCCGCACGGCGAACACGTCTCTGGATTTGGCAACGCTTCACGTTACGATAGAGACCCAGGTGCACTAGGGCCAGGAAGTACAGCATCAACATTTGGACAAGGTGGACTAACTGACACATTTGGAGCAATAGGTACAGACTTATCTAACGGTAACTTAGCCGGAGCACTTCAAAAAGCAGGAGCATCAGCTAGAACATTAGGCAGTGTTGACAATTTAGTTAACGTTGTTGGCGGGGATTTACTAACAGCAGGAACCGAAGCTGGCCTTACTGCAATCAGCAACATACCAAAAGGTACATTTAATTTTCCAACCGAGAGCAACAACACTAATACAAATACCAAAGCAGCACCAAAAAAGGCTTAACCAATGGCAAGTAATAATAAAAATACGTTAAACGATGTTGTATATTCCGATGCGAATGTTTCGAGAGCCGTTGCACGTGAACAGAACCTTCCGCCAGCAGTTGGAACTGAATACGATCATGTTTTAAGTGTGTTTACGAAGGTAATGAAAGATGCATCAGCAGCTAAGAATTTCACACAATCGTTATACAAAGTAGCACAAGAGACTGGTACATACGTTCTTACAATTCTAGAGTCTCTAGACGTAACTAACGAAATAACATTAAATGCATCGATGGCATACTACTTAAACAGTATTAATTCGCCATCAACATTGTACGGTGTGCAAAATCCTATTAGACCCAATTATTATGCTGGGCGTAACGTACTGAGTTAATCATGGCTAAATTCCGAGGCAGCCGAAAGTTTTCACAAGGCGTATACAGTCCGCGCAATCCAGAGAAATACATTGGCAAGGGTAAAATAATCTATAGAAGTTCATGGGAAAATCATTTTTGCATTTTTTGTGATACAAACGATCACGTCTTAGAATGGGCTAGTGAAGCAGTACGTATTCCATATAGACATCCAATTACAGGTAAACAAACTACATACGTACCTGATTTCTTAATACGTTATAGAACTAAAAGCAATAAAGTTATGACGGAACTTATTGAAATTAAACCAGCTGGCCAATCAGCACTTACGGAAGGTATGAATCAAAATCAACGCGCTACTGTAGCTGTTAATCATGCAAAGTGGGAGATGGCACGCAGGTGGGCTAAGAAACAAGGCATACTTTTTAGAGTTATTACAGAGCACGATATTTTTAAGCAGAAAGGAAAATAATCAATTTCTAATTCTATCGGACTTTGGCTCAACGGCTAAATACGTATATGACACAGAAATTATCAGAATTATTCGACCTACCACAAGATGAAGATACTGAGTCTATCGAAGTCACAACCGAAGTCACAACCGAAGAACCATCCACCGAAATAATAACAACAGAAGCTTTAAGCAACTTGGAAAAGATTGATCAAGCATTGCCGGCCATCAAAGGATTAGAAGCAGCAGATACAGAGATGGACGATATAGCAGACCTAGCGATTCAAAGTTACAAGGACTTAATGGACTTGGGAATGAATCTTGAAGCTAGGGTAGCAAGTGAAATACTAGGGTCAGCAAGTCAGTTCCTCGGTCATGCTATTACAGCTAAAAATGCCAAAATTACCAAAAAATTAAAAATGCTTGACATGCAGCTTAAGAAAGCTAGAATTGATCAAGCTAGTGGTGACGGAGAAGAAACTATAGGCGAAGGCCATATGCTCGATCGGAACGAATTGTTAGCTGAAGTCTTACGCCAAGCAAAAGAAAACGAAGGCAAAAAGAACTAAATTGATAAATATATAAAAATATTGCGAGATATACTAAATGAAAAAATTGAATGAATACTTAACTGCATCAGCAAAGCAATACGTTTATCGTGTTAAAGTTGCTGGTGAACTTCCTAAGGAAAATTACGAAAAACTTAAAGCGGCACTTGATATGTTTGATGTAGATAATTGCACTAAGCCTAAAAAGACCCCGATTCAAAGCGACCCGTTAGGCTTCCCAGGTTTAACAAATGAAGAGATTAACATCTTTGACATCACCTTAAACTATCCAGGAAGCACACAACAAATTATTGAACTTGCTAGAGTAGCTGGCATAAACCCAGCTAAAATCGTTGTAATTTGCAAAGACTTTAACGATAGCATGAACAAAGAAGTAGAAGGCGTTGAAGACGGCACACGTTTAGAAACTCCGGACTATCCAGAACAAACTAAAGAACAAAAAGAAGCTAGTAATGCATACGCAGACAGCTTTGATTCAGCAGCTAGAGAGTTTGCCGGTGAAGTAAACACAGATTTTGAAATAGCAGGCGAGAAGACGCCCCCAGCAAAATATTCAACAGATACAGATGCAGGCAAAGATAGTCCAATGTCAAAAGTCAAGCGTCTAAAAATTAAGGACATATTAAAATGAGCGATTTAAAACTATATAGGATCTTAGAGACCTTCGACGAATTAGAGTCTGCTACAGACAAACTTACACCTTATGTTGCAGAAGAAGAAGATTGTGCAGACGGTGGAGCAGCAGAACGCATACATGCAAGAGTTGAAGCACGTAACGGCGAAGGAAAAGAAAGAGTTGCGGAAGAACCAGCTGGTGATGGATATGATTACATAGATGGTGACTTAGGATACAGAGAAGAAGATTCGAGTGAAGTGGCCTCATTTGATTCAGGCTACACAGGCAGCCTGGTTAAGGTTTTCTTAAAAAATAGAAAGACAGGTGAAGAACGTGTTGTTGATGGAGTTACATACATAGACGATAGCAACCCTGGCGCATTATATGATCTTTGGGATGAAGCAGCCCAAGTTCAAGAAACGCAAACTAAAGTCGAGAAGATGGGTAACAGAGTACGAGTTACTACAGATGGCGACACTACAGAATTTAGCGATCAAGAAACTGCCGCAGCATTTATGGGCAATGACGATGATGAAAATCAGTTTGCTACAGAAGCAGCAGGCGAAAGTAGTCCGGACCAAATAGCTCAAGATATGGTAACACGGTTTAAGCGCGATGAGAACGGCGTTAAACAAATAGCAAAATCATCACCTGAACCATACAGATCGATAATGGATACATTATTACCAAATAGTGAAGAACTAGAAGCTACTAATATTAAGTTATGGTGGGAAATATTGCGTAAGTTCGAAGGATTGTTAAATGGTAGACCACCTGTAGAAGATTGGAACGAATCAAAAGACGTTACTGAAGCAGTTAGTGACGATGATGGCGATTGGGCTTACGATAACAAGAAAGATAAAGATCTAGATGATCGCTTAGACGCCGAAGACGAAGAAGAAAAAGAAAAAGTTAATGAGTGGGCGCCGACATTAGGTGATCAAAATTGGGACGACTTAGACGACGCCCCGGAATTTTCAACTTTCGATAGTGAAAACGAAACACATCGTAAAGGGTTACAGCGTGGCACTCCAGTTGTACTAAGTCCTAACGTATGTTCTGATCCAACTGGTAGACGCACAGGCATATTTGTTAGTCGTAGCCCAAGTGGCGACTTCGGAAAAGTTATCCGTGATTGTGATAGTCGAGAAATTAAAATTCATTTAAGTGATATTGTTTCGGCAGACATTACTAATGGCTCAGTTTACGAAGAATACAGTATAAACTTTGATAAATTGTTAGCAGAAGATATTACAATGACACAGACTACTAACTTAGCACAACCAGAAAACGATACAACTACTGTTACAGCAGTTGGCCCGGACGCTGGGCACGAGTTAGCAGCTATCATGCAAAACGCAGGATTAAGCACTCCGGAACATAGCATAGATGCTTCACCACTTGATGCTGGTCCAGTTGATGTTGGCGAACCAGCAATGGAACCAGCAATGGAACCAGCAATGGATGAAATGATTTCTATGATGGATGATGAATGGAACGAGCCATCTGACGCAGATCTAATGGGAATTGATGCAGACCCTGTTAGAGATAACAGCGGCTTTGGTGACATGCATAGTATGTCATTAGGAACTGTGTCCGACGACCCATACAACGAACTTGATTTTGATATTGAAGAAGCCTTAGTACTTGAAGATGACATTCAAGCATTAGATCCGGACCTAGGTTTAGCTATTGCTAAC